TCGGAAGTAACGTAGAGTATGCCACTTAGGGGGGGCTGGGCACGGGCAAATACGCCGAGGGTGGCCGCCCCACGCCGTGGGTCTATCAGGACGCCGAGGGCAACTGGCACTGGACAGCAGGTAACCCGGCGCAGCCGTTTTTGAAACCGGCGGTGGCTGACCACGCCCAAACCTACCGAAATATTATTGAGGATGAGATGAAGAATGGATGAAAAAACAATAAAAAAAATAAATTCCGCTTTGTACAACAAAGAATGCGTTGAATTTAGACCTGTCAAGGATGGAATAAGAATTGTTCGGGTTAGGCGAGAAGTAATTGGAACAATAAAAGAAGATTTGATTGATTTTACAAAAGAAAAATGATAAAATAAATACATAGCAATTGAATATTGTTCCTGTCTATAAGCGTTTAGGCAGAAGGGCTAAGTGGAGCTGATTTGCAAGAATTTCTTGTAAATTGGCTCCTTTTTCTTTTTGGTAAACACCGCAGAGGACAGCGGTTTTTATATCACAGTCGCCCCGAAGCACTGGGGCCGAAGAAAAGGAGACTGATTATGGCACTCACCAGACGCGCCCTCAAGGCTATGGGTATTGAGGACGAGAAGATCGACGAGATTATCACCATGCATACTGAAACCGTGGACGGTCTGAAAGCCGATGTGGCAAAGTATAAGGCCGATGCGGAAACACTGCCCGAGGTACAGCGGCAGCTCGAAAAAGCGCAGAATGACCTTGAGGCTGGAAAGAAGGACAGTTGGAAGGTTAAATACGAGGCCATCAAAGAGGAATTTGAGGGCTACAAGAGTGAACAGGCCAAGAAGGAGACCCGCGCCGCCAAGGAAAAGGCATACCGGGAACTTCTGAAACAAGCTGGGGTGAGCGACAAACGCCTTGATGCCGTGCTTCGTGTGTCTGATGTGGACCGCGTGGATCTGGATGACAAGGGTGCTGTCAAGGATGCGGACAAGCTCACAAAAAGCATCAAAAGTGAATGGTCGGATTTCATCCAAACCACAACAACCCAGGGAGCACAGACTGCTGCACCTCCTGTAAATAGCGGCGGGAGTGCAATGACCAAGGCGGACATTTACAAAAAGGATGATCATGGCCGGTATATCATGTCTGCCGCAGAGCGTCAAAAGGCGCTCATGGAAAACCAAATTACATGAAAGGACTGAATTAAATGGCTGCTACGAAAGTTGAAAGCTTGACTAATCCGAGGGATTCTCTCCCCAATACCTATACCAGCGTTACCGCCCGCGAGGTGGACTTTGTTACCCGGTTTAACGATAACTGGGATGCGCTTCGCACCATTCTGGGCATCATGCGGCCCATCCGAAAGACCCCTGGCACGCAGCTAATCTCTTACACGGCTGACGTTACGCTGGAGGATGGTGACGTTGACCCCGGTAATGTGATCCCGTACAGCAAGGCCACCATTATTCAGGCGACAAAGGCTGACTTGACCATCAAGAAGTATGCCAAGGCAGTCCCCATCGAGGACGTGGACAAGTATGGTGCGGAAATTGCCGTGGAAAAGAGCGACGACGCTTTCCTGACCAAATTGCAAAACGTGGTGCTGGGTGATTTCTACACCTTCCTGAACACTGGTTCTTTGACGGGAACCGCCACCACTTGGCAGGCCGCACTTGCAAAGGCCCAAGGCGAGGTGCTGAATAAATTCGCAGGCATGGCAAAGGACGTGACCTCTGTCGTCGGGTTTGCGAATGTCCTGGATGCTTACGATTACCTGGGCGCGGCGGACATCACTGTGCAGACCCAGTTTGGCATCAACTACGTCAAGGACTTCATGGGATATTCCACCCTGTTCCTGCTTCCCGCTACCGTTTCTGGTAATACCGCCATTGCGCGGAACACTGTAATCGCTACTCCCGTTGAAAACATTGACCTGTATTATGCAGATCCTGGCGACAGCGAGTTTGCGCGGCTCGGGCTGAATTACACCGTGCAGGGCGAGACCAACCTGATCGGCTTCCATGCCCAGGGCAATTACAGCACAGCTGTGGGCGAAAGTTACGCCATTATGGGCATGAAACTGTGGGCTGAGTATTTGGATGGCATTGCCAAAATTACTGTATCGCCGGGGGGTTAATTGGGTCTGACATCTTAACGCTATTCCCCAGCAGTCAGACCCTATTGGGGAAACAGGTTTCTGATTTAGTCGGTGATGATCTGGCGGTAAAGGCTGACGGATCTGTGATTGGAACATTTCATTATGTTTCTGATTATACGGAGTTTAGCAGCGAGCCGGACGAGCAGAGCGGGTATTATTTCCCGTTCCATCTGACCAAGACAGGAACCAAAATGACCTTCAAGAAAAACGGTTCTCCCACAAAGGAAAACATCCCGTTTGACGCAGATATTGTCTTTCGGGTGGCCAAGGATGACACCTTCGAGGTGCTTGTTGATGATTCCAACGTGGTGAAATTTACCTTTACAGGGGCAACGTTTGAACCGCAAGCCAAAACGAAAGCCCGGGCAAAGCAATAAAAGGAGGGCGGCGTGATGCTGGAGCAAGTTTTGCAACACCTGAACAACTGGTTTTTGGTGCCTGATGGCATTCACTCCGGAGAGTTCACCGTGCAGGACGGCGGCATTACGCTGCCCTTCCTGCAAACAGGGCAGTATTTCCGGGTGGTGGGGTCTGTCTTTAATGATGGCCTCCACCAATACCCGGCAAAGGACATGACCGAGGAAACATTTGATGGCGCTGTGTGGGCGCTGGCAGTGCCGAAGGCAGTCATTACTCTTGCGGACGAGATAGCAGCCTGGGACGAGAAAAATGGCGTCCCTGGCCCATATACCAGTGAGAGTTTTGGTGGTTATTCGTATAGCAAAGCTACCAATGCAAGTGGCGTGGCTGTGGGATGGCAGGATGTTTTCAAGGGCCGCCTGAATACTTGGCGAAGAATAGGAGGTATTATATGAGCATACTGGATGAGTTCGCCCGATCTTGTGTACTAATGGAGAAAAAGCGTGTACCGAGCAATGAAGGCGGCTGGACTACCACCTGGGAGGAAGGGGCGGAGTTCGTCAACCACCCCTACCTGGATACCTCCATGGAGGCTCGCAGAGCGGAAAAAGAGGGCGTGACAAGCATCTATTCCGTCCTGGTTGACCGGGACTTTCCGCTGGAATACAACGACTACTTCAAGGATAAGACCACGGGCAAGACCTACCGAGTGACCTCTAATCCAGAGGAAACGGAGGCGCCGAAAAGCGCCAGTTTTGCCCTGAAATACTGCACAGCGGAACGAAAGGAACTGCCTGAATGACCTTTACAAAAATCGGAGAAGCGTTAGACAAAATCAGCGTTTTAGGTACGGACTACACTGTTCACTTTATTCCAGAGGGAGAAGAGACACGCTTAAAAGGTTGCGACGGATTTTGCGACGAAACCACAAAAGAAATTGTTGTCGAAAACTATAAACGCGGGGAGATGGGCAGCAAAGGCAATTTGGAACTGCAAGAGCAAAAGAATCTCCGCCACGAAATTATCCATGCTTTTCTTTTTGAAAGTGGGTTGGCTGAAAACAGCGAATGGGCACAGAACGAGGAAATGGTTGATTGGATTGCAAAACAAGGCCCAAAGTTGATTAAAGCATGGCAGGAGGCCGGAGCTTTATGACTAAAGAGGCGGCGCTTCATAGTTTTTTTAACTCGTTCAACATACCGGGCTATCCCTCTTCCGCTGTGCCTGAGGACGCCGTATTTCCCTGGTTGACCTATGACCTGACCACCAGCGCATGGGATGGCGGGGAGGTAGGGCTGACGGTAAACCTCTGGTATCACACCACGGACGAGGCCATTCCCAACGCCAAAGCAAGGGAACTTTCTCAGCGCATCGGCTATGGAGGTGTACAAATCCCCTGTGATGGTGGGTTTATCTGGATCAAGCGTGGGTCACCTTGGTGTCAGAGTCTTACATACCAGGAAGATCCAGCTATTAAGAGAAGATACATAAATATAACTGCGGAATATTTCACACTAAATTAAGGGAGTGAACTATATATGAAATTTACACGTATTCCGGAAACTACATTTCAGAAGTTACAGCTGAATGCTGGAATTTTGCTGTCTGATTTTACCCCAGGGACTGGAACTGTGGAAGAAGAGGATATTCTTGGAGCAACGTCTGGCGGGGTAAATTTTGTTGCAACGCCAGAATTCTCTGACTTTGGAGAGGATATTGATAATGCCCCGGTCAATGTTCTTGAATTAAAGCGTCTTGATAGCTGGGAGGTTACCATGTCCGGTACGTTCGTGACCGTTGATGTAAACCTTGCAAAAACGTTGGTTGGGATTGCGGATATTGACACATCGGACAAAACCCTTGTTAAACCACGCAATGATCTTTTAACGACTGATTTCAAAGACATTTGGTGGGTGGGAGATTACTCAGACAAGACGGGGGCAACAAATGGTGGGTTTGTCGCAATTCATATGTTGAACGGCCTGTCCACAGGGGGATTCCAGCTGCAAAGCGGAAACAAAGAAAAGGGACAATTTGAGTTTGAATTTACAGGGCATTACTCCCTTGCGGAACAAAGCAGAGTGCCTTTTGAGGTTTATATTAAGGCTGGGACAGCGGAAGCGGGTGAGTCTTGATGAAAATTTCTGAACTTTCCACAGATCGGGCATTGGACGTCCTGTGCGAACTGACTCCTTACGTTGCAAACATTACAGGGGACAAGGCACTGCTGGACGAATTGGGTAAGAAATTTGATACAAAAGGAAAGAGTGTCGCAGAAATGTACACATTTGCGGCGCAAAAGTGTGCGGCATTGGCGCCGGTTTTACTGAAAGCGCATCGAGCGGATATTTTCGGAGTTCTGGCTGTACTGAATGAAACTTCGGCAGAGGAAATTGGGAAACAGAACGTAGGAACAACGATCAAACAGATTAGAGAGTTGTTTCAAGATCGGGAGCTCCTGACTTTTTTCAAATCGTGGCAGCAGGAGGAAGAGACAAAATAATTCTATCTCTGCTGTCAGTACCCAAAATGAGCGGGAGTTCTTATATTTCTGTCCTTCCAACACTAATAAAAAATACGATCAAAAAAGAACTATACGATATTTATATCACAGATTCTTTGCGTGTAATTGGGGAAAATACAGCCAAGTATGCGGGGGGAAGCTATATCAAAAAACGATGGATTTCATTTATCGAGGACAATCCCCAAAAAGAGCAAACAGGAGAAGAAATTGTTGCGCAAGTGATTGAAAAAACCGGATTGAGACTTATTTCCTCTACATAAGTGGTTGTGGAGAAGGGCTAAGCGGTGCCATTTCAGATGGGAGGTGGCACCGATTAACCTATTTGATCTTTACGCAAAGATATCACTGGACACAAAAGAGTATAAAAAAGCAGTCAGCGATGCAACAAAAGAAAGTCGGGGATTGAGCGAAAAGTTTCAAGAGGTCGCAAAAAGTTCCGAGACGACAAAAAACAAAATAAAGCTGTTGGCAAGTCAATATTCAGCCGCGAAAGCAGATGTAGAGAAATTAACAGATGCATTTAATAAATCTGCGAAAGAAAATGGGTACGCGTCGGAAGAAACAGAAAACCTTGCCCAAGAACTAAGTGCGGCGGAAGAAAAGGCTGCGGCACTAAAATCAGAATTAGATGATTTATCGAACGAGGCTCGCGGGGCCGGAGATTCAGCCTCCAAAATGTCTGACGGTTTTACTGTCGCAAAAGGTGTCCTTGCGGACCTTATTTCAAACGGTATTCAAAAAGCGGTTGCTGCCTTTAGTGGTTTAGTTTCTGCAATTTGGAATTTAGATCAAACGACGGAAGAATATCGGATTGCGCAAGGCAAGTTAAATACTGCCTTTGACGCTGCGGAGATGAGCGCTGGGGCAGCGAAGCAGGCTTACAGTGCGTTTTATGGTATTCTCGGCGACACTGACACAGCGACGGAAGCTTCTCAGCTTCTGGCAAAGCTGGCTCAAAGTGAGCAGGATATTGCTATCTGGACTGATATTGCAGCTGGAGTTTTTGGTACCTTCGGCGACTCTCTTCCCATTGAAGGTCTGATTGAATCCGCGAATGAGACAGCAAAAGTCGGCCAAGTAACAGGATCTCTGGCTGATGCCCTTAATTGGGCAGGAATCAGCGAAGATGATTTCAATAAAAAATTGGCGGCTTGCACCACAGAGAGCGAGCGGAATCAACTCATTATGGATACCCTTGCGGGCACCTATGATGAAGCCAGTGACGCATTTTATAGAAACAATGACGCGTTGGTACAATCCAGGTCTGCACAGCAGCAAGTGCAAGATGCAATGGCACAGATTGGAGGCGCGGTCTCTCAGGTTAAAACGGCGCTTTTAACAGAATTTGCACCGGCCTTGGCGGCGGTTGCCCCCCAGATTGCAAATTTTATTTCTGGGATTGATGTTTCTTCTCTGGTCAATGGGTTCTCTCAGTTTGTGGGATTTTTTGTGAATAACGGCCCCACAATCATTTCTACGGTTGCGGGAATTGGCGCGGCATTTGCTACTTGGAAAGTGACCTCCTTGATCTCTGGGATTGTTTCCTCTCTCACCAGCTTGTTTGTCCCGGCGACGGTTGCAGCGACAACAGCACAACAAGGGCTAAATGTGGCAATGAAAGCCAACCCAATTGGCGCGATCATTACATTGGTGGTTTCTCTTGTTACCGCGATTGTTACCCTGTGGACGACAAATGAGGGCTTCCGGGATGCCGTTGGCGCAATTTGGGAAGCAATTAAAGGTTTCTTTCTTTCAGCCAAAGATGCCATTGTAGCTGCATGGAGCACCATAGGGGAGTTCTTTTCCGGAGTATGGGAAGGAATCAAAGGGGCCTTTTCCGCCGTTAAGGAATTTTTCAGCGAAAGATTCCAGCAGGCGAGGCAGGCGTCAGAGGCGGCCTGGGATGGAATTTCCAGTTTCTTTTCCGGAGTATGGGAAGGAATTAAAGGCGTTTTTTCGACAGTAAAGAATTTCTTTAGCGAAAAATTTACTGAGGCAAGAGATGCCTCAGAATCTGCATGGGATAATATTACTACTTTCTTTTCTGGCGTGTGGGAGGATATCAAAGGGGTGTTCTCCAGAGCCTGGGATGAGTTCAAAAACATTGGTTCTAATATTGTTAATGGCATAAAAGATGGCATTTCAAGTGCGTGGAATGGACTCACAAGCTGGTTCAATGGGCTATGGGATTCTCTCTTCGGGAACCGTACTGCCAATGTTACCGTTAACAAACGTGTTGTCGGTGGGGCAGATGGGTCACATGCGTCTGGCTTGAATTATGTCCCGTGGGACGGATACCTTGCAGAGCTACATAGAGGAGAAATGGTTCTGACGAAGCAGCAGGCAGAGGCATATAGGAACATGGAATTGCCCACCCAAAGAGTTAATTTTTCTTCGTCTTCTATGGGCCTATCGTCGGCTGGAATAATTAACGGCATTTCTTCGGCTTTTCAAAATGGGATTGGAGACCAAAGTATAACAATTAATCTTATGATGCCAGATGGGTATAAAATGGCTTCTTATATACTTGATCCACTGGCAAAATACGCAAAGGCGAATGGTACCCCCATTCTGAACCCGACGTGAGGAAGGTTATGACACAACTTATTTTAGACACAACTGGATACAACATGATCTTGCCAGAAAGCATAAAGGGCGGCTATGTGGTGGAAGAACAGGCGTTGTCTGTTGATGTGGAAATGATTACAGGTCGGATTGTTCGTCAACTGAGAGGAAATGCCTGGCATATTACATATCAGTATGGTTTTTTTGATGATGATACGAAAAATAAATTGATTTCAGTGTGCCGAAAGGGAAAAAGACAAGCAATTACGTGTGGTTTTTTGCCTCCGGATTCCTCTGGAACACTCCTTTATTCAAACTTTCTTGTCATGGCCTTTACGTACCCTAAATTCATGTGGAGTCAGATGCTTCCGGGAGAAAATGGGGATACCGCAAGGCCGCTTTGGGGGGATTTTTCCCTGGAGTTACGAGAGGTGAGGCCGCATGATTGACAGCTCTTCTACCTATAAATTGGCGGTTTATGGGGATGCCAGGCGCGTTGTCCTTCGGGCTGTGATTGATATCAGCAGCCCGGATATTGTATTTGGCGTCGTGAACTCGGATGGAGAGGACGATTTCAGCGTCCCAGGGCAGGTTTATGACCATGTATTTGAGATTGTTCCTTATGCAACATTGGAACGGAATCGGTTTATTTTGAACGGTGAATTCAATCTTTTCCCAAGGGCAGAGGTCGACCAGGTCGGGTTTATTGGAGCGTCTTTGTCCAAGGAAGACGGAACATTTTCTTCCCCGGTTTATGTGGAAGAGACATTTTCCAATGTATTAATTTTGCAGGCATGTTCTGTCGTTTTCCCCACCGCGGTATGGGACGGATATCCCGTTGACTTTAAGATTGAAGTGAAACAGGGAAGCACAGCATATTTTGTAAAAGAATTTAAGGGGAATACAAAGCGGGAAATTAATGTGGATGGGTTTACAGTAAATAATCCAGACGCCATTCGGGTTACTGTTACGAAGTGGTCTCTGCCATATAGAAGACTGCGGGTTGTTGAGATCATCCCCGGCATCTATGAGGAATGGGATGGCAATGTAATCGCGGAATTCAGCTTGAAACACCAGGGGGATATTTCTTGCTTATCCCTTCCGTATGGAACATGTACGATCAAGATGGATAATTTAGACCGGCGATTTGAACCAAGGAATAAAGCGGGTGTTTTTAAGTCGATTGAAGAACGACAGGCCATAGACATTTCTATGGGAATTCGTCTCCCAGACGGGACGGACGAGTATAAGAGCGTCGGGATGTTTTATCAGTATTCTGGAGGATGGAAGACCAGCGATAACGGATTGACCATGCAATGGGACCTGGTAGACATCATTGGCCTCCTGCAATCCAGAGAATTTATTGTTCCAGATTCTTTGCCAGAGACGTTGGAAGGATGGGTCGCTGCTATCGTGGCGCAGCTTGGAGTGAACTTTGAAAACCGATATACAGTGGACACAAATTATGCGGATACCGCGTTGATCGTTTCAAATGAGGAAGACGTTTCTGGTGTAACCTGTGGAGACCTCCTTTTATGGGTATGTATGGCCTCTGCCACTTGGCCAAGAGCAGACGCAGAAACAGGGAAACTTGCTGTCGAACCTCTATGGAATCAAGGAGATAAAATTACGTTGGAAAATTTGATTTCCTATCCCACAATGAAAGCAAATCCCGATGTTGCTGCGATCATTTTCACCTTAAATGACGGGAACGACACAAAATATGTTATTTCCGGCAATTCAACCTCATCAAGTGAGACAAAGTCCGTAGACAACCCCTTTATCAAAACAAAGGAGCAGGCGCTTGCCGCTGCGCGTCTTATGTTGTCTACCTTTGGCGGAAACCAATATGAAATTTCAAACTGTGGGAATCCGGCGTCCGAAGTTGGAGACGTTGATACAATTTGGCTGGATGAATCCAATGCCACGACGGCGCGTCGGATTCAGCAGGACCTCTCTTTTTCGAGCGGGGTGCTATCTAATTGCACAAGCGTTTTGCTCCAGGCAGACGGTGCGTTTCTTTTCCAGAACCGGGAAATCATCACTTCGTCAGGGACATGGACAGCGCCGGACGGAGTTCTAAAATTACGTGCCATCCTTGTAAATGGTGGGTCTGGTGGAGGAACCGGGACCGATGGTTCTTGGGATGAAGCCGGTACAGATGGAACAGACGGACAGGGTGGCCTTGTTTGGGCAGAAACAATCGAAATTAACCCCAATCAGGTGTTTAATGTGGAGATTGGTCGAGGTGGCGCTCCTGGAGAATCTGGTGGGGTAACAAAATTCGGCGCATATTCTGCCGCAGATGGACAAAATTTTGACCCTAACTATACAGACATTGCGTCGGGGGATGCCTTTGCAAGAGATGGGGTTCAACTTCCGACTGCAAATACAGGAGACGGTGGAAAAGGTGGCGCCGGGGGCGTGAAAGGAAATAGACGTGAAGAGAGCGGCACAGATGAGGAAGGTAATTCCTGGAGCAGGACTGTGATCGACAACTACCCCGGAGAAGGAGAAGAAGGTGTGCCTGGAGCTTCCGGGTGCGTCATTTTATATTGGGATATACAGTAGAGAATGGACTTTTTGGCCGGTATCTGGGGGGTGATCTAAATGGCAGAAGAGTGGTCTCCTATTGTGATCTCAGCGACGTTCACGCCAGTGACTGCAAATGTCGGGGATTCTGTATTGCTCCAAGTGATCGTACTTGATGTGCAGACGATAGAGCAGGAAGAGATCAGATTGTCGGGTGAGTTTCAAAGTGGGGAGGTGTAGTTCATGTCGATAACTACGGTAAAAGCGACGTTTGATGGACAGGAATACACTCTTACATTTAATGAAACAACAAGGAAATATGAGACTGTCATTGTTCCGGCCAAAACCTCCCACAATGAAGAAGGGGGATATTTCAACACAGAGATAACTGCAACGAACGACAAGGGAGTTTCCACCACAACGGATGGGACGAATATCCCTGGGCTTCGGTTGACGGTGCAAGAGGAAGTCCCCCCGACTATTCAGCTATTATCTCCGGCAGAAGGGATATTGACAACCAATGTTCCGACCTTTGTTGTTGAAGCATTTGACGAGGAGAACGGCTCCGGGATTGATCCATCCTCTCTGTCTATGCTGATTGATGGGGTCGAGGGAGATATTTACACGCAGGCCACGGAGAAAGGTTATCAGTTCACCTATACTCCACGAAATGAACTGAGCGAAGGGAATCATAGCTTGACCGCCTCCATCCAGGACAACGACGGGAATCAAGCCAGTTTATCTTCGGTTTACATTGTAGATACGGTTCCGCCTGAGCTGACTGTGCATGAGTATAGGCAAATCGTTGACGATGAATCTATTACGGTGGAAGGGGTAACAAAGGATGTGACGACATCTCCTGTCACCTTGCTTGTGGGAGGGGAGGAAGCGACTATTGATGAACACGGACAGTTTTCACACACGGTTCCTCTTCGCGTGGGGGAGAACTACATCACTGTTACCGCAACAGACAAAGCAGGTCTGTCCTCTTCTTTTCGCCTCTATGTCATACGGCTCATTACAGACCGTAGCCAGGCGGACATTGAGGAACTTCTTACGATCTTATCCAAAGAAGATCTGACGGAAGAAGAACTAATTCAGCTTGCACAGACAAGCTATAAGGGAGCATATAACGAAACCGATATGAACCGGGTCACAACGGCTGCCGAGTTCCTTTCCAATAGTTTATACTCCCGGGGCTATGTAAACCCGTACATTCCAGTCAATCCAGAGCCAGGCAGAGATTATTGGGTGAAAAAAGATAAACCGACATTAGAGCAGTCTGAGGGATATGTTTCTAATGTTAAACGGATTCGAGAGACCTTCCCCTTTGTCCCCGATCTTCCAGAAGCCCCATCTGATATGCAGAGTTTCACCTTCCAGGAAGCAAACAATTTGGAAAAGATCCTTGTCCAAGTAGAATCCATGTTCCAATGGATGGATAAATCCTATCTCATGGCGGGAGAGGCCATGTGCGGAGAATTTTAAGAAAGGGTGTGTTTTGGTGCAAGACGCAATTATTAAAGGGATCGGAAACTCACGATACCTAAAGACAGTAGGGGAAGCCTTGTCCCTATATCCAACCTATGAGGACTTCATGCAGGCCATGGTTGCAGGGATATTTCCTGTTGACTTTAATGGGATCAATAAAGATGGCTGGACCCAGTTGGGAACCCTTCTAAATAAAGCAAACCTTCTCTCAGATACGGTGATCTCCACGCTGGGCCTTTCTACGGGAGCTAATTCAACTCCCAACGATGCTTTCAATGTGCTTGCAAACATCGGCAACGTCCATGTGTGGAGGAAGACAGTTGTTACGGAGGAGGAGATTCCTGCCGGATATAAATTGGTGGATGACAATACCGACAGGACATTAGACGGTGTATCCAATGTACTCATCGACTTAGGAAATACGAACCAATCTACTGCACGCATCAGTTGTACAGACTCTATAACTGTAAATGATGCCGGGACTGTTTCACTCAACAGCCCAACGACATATTATAGAGCAAACGATGCGTTAGATGCTGCATCATGGCTGAGAGGGAAATATGTAAATCTATATTATATAAATGACTTTGGGAATTGGTTTGGCCCTCCGGCCTTAGACCAAAATAAAACATATTATGTACCTAATGATGCGCAAATTAGTGTTAACTCGTCGACCATCATTGTGGATAAGTTACAGCGTGTTGACGCTTACCCCCTCACTGCCGCCGGCACCCACGTCACCTACCTAACCTCCACGAACCGCAACGCTTACCAGGAGGGAGATGATGCGAAAGAGGCGGGGTATGTGTTGGGGGATATGGTGAGTGGATACCTGTTTGCATCGGCGTGGACTGGTAATGCGTCCAATTATTATTACTCCGAGACAATTAAAGTTTCCGATACTGGGACATTGACACAGGAAAATGTAAAAAGTTATACCGCAAATGCCACTAATGATAGCTGGGTTAGTAATATTCAAAGTGCTATTAGAGGTAAATTTATTACTGTGAGTGGAGAAAAAGATAATGGTGGAAGTGAAGGAACTAACCTTGTCTATATCCCCGATGATGCCATTGTCAGTTACTTTGAAAACGGAGTCTCTCTCGGTTATCCATATAATTATGGATTTCTTGTCAATAAAATGCAACAGGTCACCGGCTACCCCGCCATCCCCGCAGGCACCACTATTGAGTATCTGGGGGTGTTGGGGGACTTTGGTGGATCCTCTTTGGGATACATCAAATACGGTTCATACGTTGGCACAGGGACAGAAAACGTGATAATTCCGTTTAAAAATAGGCCGCTGATTGGTTTTTTGAATGTCGACGTCACAATGTTCACTGATACAAATTGGATTGTGCCGACTGGAAGCAGCGGAATTTCAAATTATACGGGGAGTGCAACCTGGTCTGGAGGGAAGTTGACCCTATCCAAAGGTGATTATTCTCGATTCCCGAATTCCTCTGGTAAAACTTATAAGTATGTTGCATTTTTGGAGGGAGAGTGAGCACAAATGTATTACATCAACTCAAGTCCGAACGAGACCGGCAACCACGGCAACCCCATGGGACAACCTTTCCCAAACTGTGTGACCCTTCCTGGCGATCTCCTGAGCCCCTATCTTGCGGCAAAGGGATTTGTGACCCTGACCGTGGAAAACGGCGCTGTG